CATATGCAACGGGCTGACCTCTGTACCTTGGCTTAGACTTAGCCATCCTTGGAGAGATACGAAAGTTGCCACGTACTGCTGGTGCTTGCTCTTGGACTACGGGTGCTGCCTCTGGTGCTTGCTCTGCAGCAGGTACAACCTGCGGTACAACCTCAGGGAGGACTTCCTCTACGGCAGGTGCTTCGGCCTCTACTACTGGAGGCACTACAGCAGCCTCTGGCTGCACTGGTACTTCCTCCTGTGTAGCATCAGGTGCTTGGTCAGGTAGGTCTAGCTCTTGCTCAGGGCCAACAGGTTGTGCTTGATCAGTTACTGTAACGCCATAAGCTGGGTCGTACCGACCAGCTAGTGCCTCTTCGGCTACAGCCATTGGGTCTTGGCCTTCAGTTATAGAAATAGGAACTACACGCACCTGACCATCAAGCTCCTTGTACTCAACCTGAACGGTCCTTGGTATTTCTAGTGCAGGACGATCTTCTACTGGTTTCTTTAGGTCTGACTTTTTTGTCCCCGAAGTTCCACTACCAATATTTTTTACTACAGATGTACCTGTGCTAGCAATGCCACCTACTGTGGCACCCACTGCACCTTCATATAAATATTCCTTTACACTATCTATGTTGTACTCTCGGTCATCGTCATAGACCCTAGCCAGTTGATCCTTTACGACTGCCTGCGATGTTTCAGTTAGTCCTTCACCCAGTGTACCCTTCAAAACATCTTTAACTATACTTCCTTTAACGGTTTCAGAACCATCAAAGAATTTATTTAGTTTAGTGAGTCCCATATACTTCAGACCGATTCGATCCGCAGCCAAAGAGAAAGCCGCATAGGCACCGCCAGTTGCGGCTACCTTAGCCTTTTCCTCTTCAGACATTTCGTTGTACTTAACACCCAGGGACTGCTCTGCGTCTTTAATAACCTCAGCGAATGACATTGGTACAGAAGCCATACCCGCCGTAACAACCATAAGTGGAAGCTGACCAAGTCCACGGCCAACGTCTGCACTGAATCGTCCTTCGTCTACGCCAAATGCTTCACCTGCCGTAGCACCAATATCAAAAGTATATTCAGCTACTTTTTCCTGTGCGCCCCTGACAGCTTGATCAATCTTTTCTACGTACTCAGGGTCTGCCCCCCTCTTGGCATATTTACCAAGTCCCTCATAAGCCATTGTACCAATGGCCCCCAAGACATCATAACCAGCGGCAGCTGCACCAGCAGGTATACCCCTAACAACATTGCCTACAACTCCAGGCTTTGTGGGTTCAGGTTTAGCCTGAGTGGATTGGTGAACAAACTTAAAGATGTCTTCTTGCGATGCACCATCTGGATGCTCAAGAGTATAAGTTTTTCCATCAGGCCCGAGAACAGAAGATACAGCCATATTATTTTATTTTACTGAGTTGATAAAAGCTTATACTTATTTGGATCAAACGTAATAACACCAGGGTCACTATATATTTCACGGTATTCTTCAGATCCTTTCACTGGGAAGTCAACGGGTACTTGAGTGGTATCAAAGGGATTAAGCCGACTGCCGTAGTCCTTCTTGAAGAACTGACCAGCTGATGGATCAAAACCAATACCAGCTTCTGTCATTGCATCGGTAATCCCAGAAAGTGCACCTGCGGAAATTGGAGTTGCTTCTTGTGGGCGATTTGATCTACGAGACGCTTCAGTACGTGCAATAAGGTTTTCACGTGCAAGTTGTGCATCAACTGCTGCTTGCTCTGCCAGTTTACTTTCAATCGAAGTATCTAGGAATCCCCTTAGCATAAGTGCTTCGCTTTTATTTAGGACACCATCGTCTTCTAATTTATTAAATAGGCTTCCGATCTTACCCCCTTGTGCTTTACCTGAAGCAATAAGGTCTGGGTTTTGCGCAAGCGTACCTTCAATAGAAGCCAGAGTAACTCCAGTGATCTCCTTGTTCTTCTGGTACTTCTCAATGCCTTCACCGATCTGCTGACCGAAGTTAGCTAGTGCCTGCGCTTGTATATTAGCGGCGTTTGCAAAGCCGCTGTAGTCAGCGTTGCCCAACTCTGGGCGAATTTGTGATCCTGTTTGAAATCCCATAATATATTTTCTTTAAGTTTAACGGCCAGCCAAGAAGCCACCCGCAATATTTCCAAGCATACCCATACCACCTGCACTTTGCGCCGCATTAGCCTGAGCCTGCATTCCCTGGAACGTAACGTCCTGTCCTCGCTGTTGCAATGCCAGATTGATACCTACATTAGGATCGAACAACTGAGGCCCCATAGGTCCTGCTGCTAGGTTAGTAGCTGCTCCGATTCCTGATTGACCGAGTCCAATAGCTGATGAAGGACGACCAAGAATAGTCATACCTACGTCACCCGCAAGCTGACGGTTCATACCAAAAGCCTGTTGTAAATTCTGTCCGTATTCACCTCTGCGTTGTGCGGCAAGTGCTTCGCTACTAGTAAGCATTCCTGCTCCCTGACCAAGACGAGAACCACGCAACCCAGCTTGTTGTCCTAACAACTGTGAACCCATAGCAATTTCACGTCCCTGTTTGTCCATTTCCTGCGACATCCGAGACTGCATTTCTCCATACAAGGCACTTTGATCCATCCCACGACCACGAGAAACGGAGGCTTGCCTTGCTGACTGCTGCGCTCTGCGCTGCTCAAGTGGGGTAAGTTCGCCTGTAGATGCAGCAAACTCCATACCCCGTTGAGAAAGTAATGCTTCCTGCTCCGTAGGGGATAAATCAGAAAGAGACATACCCATTGCTTGCAGCTGTTGCTCTGCTGCACTTGCGGCCTGCAGTTGTGCTCGATCTGTTGCCTGTTCAGCAAGTCCTGTGCTGTAAGGGTCAGCGGCACGATAAGCTTCGACTACCTGGGGGGCAAACTTTTGTAGTGCAGATACATCGTCCGCACGCTGGAGTTCAAGCATCTCACGCTCAAGCATACCTGATTGCCTTGCGGCATCAGCCAGTAGGCCCTTGTAGCCTTTGATCCCCTCCGACTTCTCCATTTCACCCATACGGGTTTTGATTTGGGCAATACGAGCCTCTCGGTCTTGGCTTCCAACCATACCAGCCCGAATGTATGCTTCTCTGGGATCTTCGCCGCCTGTCTTTTTACCGTCCTTGCCTTTTTTGCCGCCAAATACTTGACCAACAGCACTGTCTTTACCAAAGCCACGACCCCCACGACTTTTTTTTCCGCCAAAGGATTCTTGATCGCCGCTGGGTCTAAGCGCATCATACTGCGCACCAAGTGCCGCTCGTCGTTCCCCAGGGCTTAAATTAGATACCGCTGCTCCTGCCTCTAGGCCAGCCAGTTCAGCCTTTAGGCTCTGGTACTGTGGGCTGGTAGTAACATCCTCAAAGCCCTCCCACATTGTATTAATGTCAGCAAGCTCAAGCGCAGAATATTGTGGGCGATAACGCCCCTCGGACTCTAACAGTTTTTGCTGTAGCCTTGGATCAGTGATGCCACTGAAGTCAGACTGAAAGCCCTGGCCGAACAAGTACTCCCCCATTGATTTACCAGGATCAATTGGATCTGGTATTTGTGGGGCTTCGCTCGACCCGCCCCCGAAAACTGCTTTTACTATTCCGCCCATAATATTATTTGTTTAAAATTTTATCAAAAAATTTGTTTGTGTATTTAACAAGTGTTTTAACCCCTGACCTATATCTTAATCCCATAAATTGTTTTTGTTTAACTTCTGGGCATTTAGAAATAAAGTTTTTAAAAATAGATTGAAAGGTTTTTGTGTCTTTTGCAAAAAGCAAAGCCCCAAATATAGCATTACCATCCTCTTTGTCCGCTTCCCAGTTTAAGAAAAAAGAATCTCCGTCATCTTCATTGCATTTATACCAGACCATAAGCCCAGTAACATTTTCATTTTCATCGTGCTCAACAACAATAGTATCCTTGGCCATATTATACGCAACAAGTAGCCTAATATATTCCTTTGGTGCATCTTCTAAAACCTTACCGTTTTCTTGTTCAATACAAAATTCCACTACCTTATCTATATAAGAAAGGGATTCTTTTTGAGTAGCGTTTTGCAACGCTAATTGTACTGACTGCAACAGGGGGTTCATTGTTATTTTGCGCTTAAAATTTTTGAAAATAGTTTGGTTGTGTAGTTCATTTTAGTTGGCACTCCGCCCTTCATCCGTAGCCCGATAAGCTTCTTCCATAGGACATTTGGTTCTTTTGCTATGATACCCAGTGTAATTTTCTTAAATGCTGTGTTATTCTTGGCATAAAGAAATGCCATAAAAACGGAGTCCCCATTGGGCTTGTCCATTTGCCAGCACCTAAGCATATCCAAAGTATCATCATTGTCGCAATTATACCACATCAGTACACCTTCAATCTCTCCATCTTTATCCTGTTCACAAATAAAGGTTCCCTTTGCCATATGATAACCAATTAAGATTCGGACGTGCTCAGGGTCCCAATCGTCCAGAACTTCCCCGTATTTACCGCTTGAGATGAATCTGTGAACCTTGTCAATGAAGCCAATGGCTTCCTCTTGCCCACCCTTTTCTAGGGTAACTTGTACTGATAAGAGTAAGGGGTTTCCTTTCATTAAACTTCAAGGGCTTCCTTTTGCGTAGCGTTTTGCAACGCTAGTTGTACTGATTGAAGGAGGGGGTTCATTTGGCTTCTAGTACTTCAATGCGTGCGATTGCCTCCTGAAGGGCCTTGGTTAATAGTGGGATAAGTTTGGCTTGATCGATGCCTTGGTAGTCAGGAGTGCCGTCTTCTTTGACTGCATCCTTTGTTCCAGTAGCCGCAATTGGTACAACCTCTTGTACTTCGTGAGCAATGAAACCATCCATACGAGTGCCGTCCACCTTCCAAGCAAAGTTACAGGGCTTGAGTTGATTGAGTCGCTCAATGCTATTGTCAATACTAGTAATGTCTTCCTTTAGGCGGTAGTCAGAGGTCGTACCGTAAGTAGTAGTACTTCCATCTGTATTAATATAACCTACTTGCCCATTAGGATTTAAAAATGCAATTTGATTTGTAGGGTCTGTACCCTGCCTTGAGCATTTTAGTCCACCTTCAGTGCCTGCGTTCACGCCAACCTTAAAGGAGTCCCCATCATAAGCTCCAAAAGTACCTAGATTTTGTCCAAGATTAAAGGCGAACTGGCCATTAAGATTAATAAACTGAAACTCTCCAGTAGCGGTGTTTATAATGCGAGCATCAAAGTCGGGGTTAGTAGCAGACGTTGAATGAAAGTCTATAAAAGCTTGACCAGTCCCAGTAAGGCTAGGGTTAATTTCTAGACCTCCAGACGTTCCGTCACCATTAATAACTAATGTTTGAGCATTCCAGTCAGGGTGTCCTGCGCTAAGTTTATTTGCAGTAATCTGTCCATCAACAATTTTACTATTAATGACTGAGTTTGTTGCAAGCTTAGCTTGAGTAATACCGCTATCCCGAACTGTGATAGCTCCGCTAGCGTTTACAATTGTACTAGCGTTATCAACGGAGTCAGCACCAAAGGTGGCTTCATCTATTAAATCATTAAGCTTGCCTGCTGATAGTTGTTCCCCGTTGGAGAAAGCTGTTCCTTTATTTATAATGGCCATAATATTAAATTGTTAAGCTGTGCGTGTCCACATATAAACCACAACGTATGGTTGAAGATTGGTGTGAGCTTGAGTTCCGCCTACAAAGGTGGTGGTTGAATTAGGTGATAAATTTACAGAAGCATTAGTACCAGATACGCCTGCAATCAAACCTCCATCTCCATTAACAGTTCCACCACGAACATTGTGATCGTGCGATGGAATTTGGTCTATATTAAGAGTTACCGATTTATCACCACCAGTCTCTCCTGCTATATCAAATTCAACTTGGGACGCATCAATACCAACAGGAACACGACCAGCACCGAACGCTACCCAAGTACCAAACCCTAGCAATGTGACTGGATTAGTAGCATCGGTGGCATTTATATAAATTGATCCAACTGGATAACTATCTGCCTTAGAATTTTGTATAGCAGCATCAACATAAGCCTTAGTGGTAACGGATTGAGCATTGTTACTAACTTGGGCAACTGTAGAACTAACAACAATGCTTCCCGTTCCAGAGTTTAATATTTGCAAGTCGCTATCTAAACCACCAGCACGATAAATTCTAGCATTGAAATCAGTACCGCTAGGGTCAGCAGTATGAAAATCTACATATGCATTGCGGTCGCCAGTACCACTTTGATTAATTTCTATCGCTTCGCCACTTGTAAAAATAGAGCTAGAAGCTAGACTTCCAATAACGTTGAGAGTTCCACTACCGTCCCAACTTGGAGCACCCGTGCTCAGATCAGTTGGTACAATAGAACCAGTAGTCAAGGCAGCCGTAGGGTTACGGGCTTCATTGAGCCGAGTTGAAGTTACGGTATCTGTTGGGTTAAATGCTGCACCCGTTGGGGTAATTGTAATATTAGCCATAATTATTGTACGCTAGTTGTTGATCTTGATGCAGGTGCTCCTGAGACTTTTATTCCTCGGACTCTTGGGCGACCCTGTGTATTATTAATTGTAAATTGAATGCCGTATCCTCGGCGGTTACCTATTCTACCACGGACGGAAACATCTTCGTCAATGTCAAGACTTCCACCAATGTATGAACTCAATGTATTAAGATTTACCTCTGCGTCAATGTTTTCTACTTCCGCTGAAAGATCAAAGTCGGACTGCTCTGAGGCACTGGACTGCACGTGCATCTCAAATTCACTCCAACGCTTACGACCGAAGTCATTAAAGGTAAACTGACGGGTAGTTACTTCAGCAGGGATGCTGTAGATAACGCCATCCTGTTCTCCTTGGACTGGAATGGTAGTAGCCAGTCGATCAACGCCATCGGGTCGAGCGTCAACCCTGTGAAGCCCTCCAAGGGCATTCACTGCATATACTGCACGGTCACCTTTCTTACCAGCTACAATTAAGTTCTTGATGTCCCAGTCCACGTCAGAGGTACTATCCACGGACTCCCACTGCTTGTTTATAAAGTTAAAGACAAGGATGGTATTATTTACAGTGCTTGATCCAGTCGGAACAGCAATGTAATAGCGATTGTTAAAGTAAACAGCTACGGACTGATCCCAGTACTGACGATTAATCTTATCAATAGTAGTCTGAATGCTGCTACTTAGTGGTAGCTCGCTACCACGAAGGTTGTACAGATCCTGGAAGTTTGCTCCGTATACACCATTGTCAGAAAGGAACATTATGTTATTACCAATTTGAACAATCGTCTTACGGGCCAAGCAACCTACCTCATTTGTAATCAATTGAACCGAAGCAGACTCAGGGCTGCTGCCCTGCACTAAGTGAATTGAGTTACGGTTAAATACTACTAGCTTGTCATCCGCAAAGGACAGTAGTCCAACATTAAAGTCAGCCGTTCCAGCATTGAACCTGTACTGACCATAGATCTGGTCATATGTATCTGCGTCCAGAATGTCAGATATAATAACTTCGTCCAGGTTATCACGAGCTGTATATTGGCCTTCTGCATCATTAACCGCATAGCGATACGGCATAACCAATCTACGCTGGTGATATGTAGCATATGGAGGTGCTGGCATATGGGTGAAGCCCAGTCCAGCTGAAACTCTCTTGGTGAAGATAGGATCAGTCAATAAAGATGCACCGTCATTTACGTGCGTAGTAACTGTTCTTGAATCAAGTATAAATTGAAACCCTGCATTCATTCCTACACGAGCATTTGCATATGAACCCTCGGTTGGATTAACATTAAAATTAGTATAAATAATAAAGTTAGTAGAATTTGGCAATTCTTGAGCAAAGAATGATCCATTAAAAGGAACGCCATTTGGATCCCAGCTGTCCATAATAATTGGTTCACCATTTACCAAATTATGTGCTAAATCTGTAGTGATAGTATATTTATAAAGACCCTCAAAGTCTCCAGATCCTTGTAGCCCATCATTGACCGCATCAATAATATTAACAAAAGTTTCACTAAGTTCAAAAACTTTATTTACAACGTAGTCCTGACCAATGGTAAGTCCAGAGTCTGCACCTGTTACTCCGCTAATACTTGCTGACATTACAGTAATGTCATCCCCCACCTTTACATCGTGAAATCCAGAAACCGATGCTATACTATTGGTAATTGCAAATTCTCCAGGAAGGCAATCAATCTGAACTGGCTGAGTGTATACTCCACTTTTTACTAAACTAAATCCAGAGCGAACTGTACCAGTTCCTGTGCCTATGGCATCAATTGTAATAATATCATTAACTTCATAGGTTACTGCCGTAGTTCCAGCAATTGTGTTCCACTGCTCTTGAGTCGTGTCGCCCAAGTCAGTAATCAGATATGTATTATCTAAATTAAGGTCTGTTAAATTAACATTATCAAAGCTTCCGTCCCATTCCATCGCAGTCTGACCATCACGGAATAGAAACACCTTGTTAAAGGCTTGAATCATATCCGAGAGCGGAGGTACGTTTTCATTCTTTTTGTACGGAAGATCATATGTAACTGTTGGGTCCGCTAAGTTAATAGCCACTGCACTGTTGTTTGATCCTAATATTGCCCACTGACTTGCGGAATCATTTGGATTGCTGTAAGCAGTACTAGCGTAAACCCCTACAATTAAACTGTCATCCAGTAGCATCTTGTAACCAATGACTGCCGAACCTTCAACGCCACTTAGTGCAAATGGAAGAACTTGAGGCAAAGCAACTGGCAAAGCGTATGTTGCATCTGCACCAACTAAATTAAAGTATAATGTTATTGTTCCAGGGTTCTCTGCTCCAAGAACAATTGTAAAAGTTCCGTTGGGATTTGTATTTGCCCCAAATTCAATGCCGCTGACTGTAATCTCGTCCCCAATAAGGAACACGTGACCTGGCTCAACAGCTGGGTCATCAATAACAATAGTAAGTACATTATCAGTTAAAGAGGCTGACCTAATAGTAGTTGGCAGTAAGCCAACAACTGGAGGTTCTGCTTCCAATTCAGAAGTAGTTGGAAGTCTAAAGACATCGCCACCACTAGCAAAGGGAGCCTTGACCAAATCAATCCCTGGTCTAACCTGCCACTCACCGTTACGCCCAAGCCTACCATTGTTACTGGTCGCTAATAGACCACGTTGCAATTGATCGGGACGTAGGTAGTCATTAAACCCAGTGTACCCCATATCGAGGTCCTCTAGGATTTTATCATCATTTGCTCCGTATGTGCGGTATTCAGGCATTATGTTTTAGCAGTCCCAAGCCTTACGGCTCCAGTAGTTAGCAGATAGTTTATTTGTCTTCCCTTTGATCCCACCACTGCGAGCGCAGTAGCTTTTCTTACGCTTTGGCTGATCCTTCTTGATGCTCATATTAGCATCCCCGAATCGTACGATTTTTTCTGTCCCACCTTGGCAGGCTTTCACGACGAACTTCTTACCGCCTTGTACTTCACGGCGGGGTACGTTGCACTTCATCTTTGATTTGTCAGGCACTACTTGCCCTTCTTTCCACTGCGTTCACCACAGGATCCTTTGCCAGCATTTTTTGTTTTTCTTCCGTACATAATATTATTGGTTATTTGACTTGTGAAGAACCAAAGTAGAACCCTACGATGGCTAAAGCTGTTTGGCGGATCTCTGGTAGTATAACAAAACCCTGTACAGTGGACCATTCTAGGCGCTTGAATAGCCCTAGAAAGCCTTTGGATTCTGTTTGAATACTAACACCTATGTCCGTGAATGCAAAGACAAATGGGGCTATTACAATGGCAAAGATAACTGCCGCCGTAATTGCACGTCGCATATAGACACCACCACGAGCTGCTGCCTTATCTGCTGATTCATCTGCTACAGTCTGACGAGCAATCATACGCTCAAAGAGACGAGCCTGATTATCGGCCTGTGCCGCAATCATCTTCATTACGAAGCCGCTTACGCCCCCTCCTAGCATTGCTAATAGTTCTGGTGTCATATTAATCTTTGTCTAGGAGTTCCTTGATTACCTTGACTGCGGATGCAGTCATATAGACTAGAGTAGCAAGACCTACAACTAGTCCTAGGAGTTCGTTAATATGCCCCAGTTCGATGGTAGCAATAAAGCCCCCTGTTCCAATGGTAGATTTGTAAATAATGTCGTGCATCATTAATAAGCTGTATAAGATGATAAATCGCCAACTGTGACGGTGTGTCCAGTGATGTCGCCTTGAAGTGTGTCGAGAGTGGTGATCATTGCGTTGAGTTCAGAAACTAGACCGCCGTAAAACGGGCCACTGCCAAACCAGCACGACATAATCCACAACTCTGTGCCAATAGCAGCAAATTGTGGGTTGCCAGAGTCACCAGTTTGAACTCTCTCATAAAAAGCCGCTCGGTCGGGAAGTTCGGGATTTGCCAGAACAACTGAAGGTATGGCGGCGTCGCTTACCCTCAGTAGATCATACATTACCCCCTTTTCCTCGAAGTCTGTGGTTAATATCGGAATGCGAAACGCCGCATCGGTTGTAGCTCCAGCAGGCAAATATGTCTCGTAGCCGTCAGGAAATAGCTTACACGGTGTAATTGAAGCTGGCAGGTCTGAGTCCAAAAGGATCATCTGACCATCTGTGCCGAGACCGTTGTAGTAAATGCGCTGTGATTGCACGACCGTTCTTGTAATGATCGTGTTGTCGGATGCAATGAAGCGCAGGGAATCCCCAGCAAGCAATGGGTAGTGAGCTGCCAGCATAGCGTGACGAGGTGTGATCGCTGTACCAGCACGTCTCTGTCCCTGCCTAGAGTTCCACGGCGAAGCACAGGTTAAAGCCTCTGCGTGTGTCCCCTGTAAAAAGAAGTTGGAGTTGCGGACGTAGGCTGGGGTAACGTGATCTTGCGACGTGTAGAGCTTTTGCTGTGTTGCTGGGTTTGCTCCAGCCAAAGCGTTGTCGATTGGGTCGGACAGTGCCTTGCGTGCGCTACCCGCTACGCCACCTTCGATCACTTCAATTACAGCTGCGCCCGATACTGTTAGCGTGATTAGAACCGCACGGGTAGTAGTCGCCGCACCGTTTGTGCCAACGATAGTAATGGTGGCACTTGATGTCTGCTCGGTCGGAACTAGAAAAACAATCTGACCTGCTGCATTGATATTAATCTCGGTAGGGTTGTCCGATGAGTAGGCAAAGGAGATTTCAGCGTCATTGAGAGCGTAGATTACGTTGGGGGTTAGAATGACTTGCTCGCCAGTGCTGGCTGTAGTATAACGAGTTCCTTCCTTGTCGTCCTCAGTGTATGGGACGTTTGTATCTGGAGAGATTGATGTAGGCTCTCGAAACTGGTCTATTTCAAACCAGAGACGGAGGACTTTACCCTCGTTAATTGACACTGTTCCAAGTGTTGCCATTATCCTTGGTTGTTTTCAGTTAATGTTCCGTCAAGGCAAAATCGTGTTTTACCAGCACCTGAAACTGCTTGGAAAGTAGTAGATGTTTGGCAACTAATAAGAGTGCCAGTTAATGTGCCGCCCTTACCGAAAGCATCATCGCCACCCACGCATCTAGTGAAATTTCCGCTGGCTGTTGAGTAACTTCCGAATGAATACAATCCACCCTTGCAATCAACAAATGTGCCAGTAGCTGTGCCAGCTGCACCAGTGTAACCCCCGAAAGCACCACCGCCCCCAACGCACGACGTGAACGTTCCACTCGCAACGCCATCGCCACCAAAGGAATTACCCGCAGCAATGCACCTTAAAAATGTTCCACTCGCTGTGCCGCCGTTACCACCGAAAGCATTTAAAGCTCCAGTGCAGTCAGCAAATGTTCCGCTTGCAGTGCCTCCATTACCACCAAAAGAGCCGCTGGGCGCATTGCACGACCTGAAGACCTGCAATGGCTTATCTCCGACGATGTTCAAACCACCCATGGCAACCAATCCATAGACCAAAACATCATTAGCAGATACGCTGATTGCAGAGCCATCGACATAAACAATTAGCTTCGATAGGTCAGACGCAAAGTTTGATGCCTGTATGTCAACGAACTCTGCAT